CCTCTTCCCGCCAAGAAATCCGGCCCGAAGCCACGCAATAGCGTGTCTGGCGCATCGAAAAAGTCCGGGAATAAGAAAAAGTATAGCAGACGTATAGATACAACCAATGTCTGCACGGACGGCGGGGAATAAACAGTGGCCCGACGGATCCGCGATTCACTGACACTTGACCTGTTCAATGTGCCAACGCCGCGGGCCGCCGTGGCCGGCAATCTCGACCTCGATGTTGGTTTACGCGCAGCCCTGTCCGACGCGCTGAAATGCTGCGACCTCGACCGCTGGCAGGTGGCTGCTGAAATGAGCCGCCTGACAGGTAGAGACATCTCAAAATACATGCTCGATGCCTACACCGGCGAGAGCCGCACCGACCACAACTTCCCCCTGCGCTATGCGGCAGCCTTCGAGGCTGCCACCGGGTCCTACTGCCTGACCAATCTGCTGGCAAAGTCACGTGGCTGCGAGGTACTCGTCGGTGAAGATGCTCTTTATGCCGAGCTTGGGCGCATAGAACAGATGGAGGCCGACCTGAAACAGCAGCGTGCGGCGTTGAAACGTTACCTTGATAAGCGGGCTTAGTGTCATGGCTGATTGTATTGACAATGTTGCTACAGATTTGGCCGAGATAGCAGCAGCTATAAACAGCGTGAAACGCACAGTTGAACGCAGGTCAACCCGCGAAAACTGGCCCTACACCGAGGAACGTTGCCGGGGCGGAAAACGCCGCATCTATCGCCTCGACGACCTGCCGGATGACGTGAGCGCTGCTGTAGTCATGCACCGCGTAAAGGCGAGCAGAGGTACACAGCCGCAGGCTGGCGCGCAGCGACCTGCCACAGCCTTCTCTTACGACCCGGAGTCGCTCTGGGATCATTACGCTAGGAAGCCGCAGAAACAGAAGGACGTGGCGGCCGCCAAGCTGCGCGTATTCGTCGAGGCGATGACGTTCGTCGACAAGATCGGCCTGTCGATGGATGAGGCCATCAAGGCCGCCTCGCGCGACTCACGCTGGAGCTGGCGCACGCTGCGTGACATCTATCACGGCAAGCCAGGCCGGCGTGGCCTGAAACATTACGACCGCGCAGACTGGCTCGCCGCCCTGGTGCCTGGTTATGTCGGCCGCACGGCCACCGCGGAATTCAGCGCTGATGCCTGGGAGTTTTTCAAGGCCGATTACCTGCGCCTGGAGCAGCCCGGCGCCGCCGCTTGTTACCAGCGCCTGCTGCGCGCCGCAGAAGAGCATGGTTGGAAAGTGCCCTGTCTGCGCAGCGTCGAGCGCCGCATCGAGCGCGAGATACCGCGCACAATGCGCATCCTGCTGCGCGAGGGTGAGTCCGCCCTGGTGCAGATGTATCCGGCCCAGCAGCGGCAGGTGAAAGACCTGCACGCGCTGGAGTGGATCAACGGCGACGGTTACCAGCACAACGTCTTCGTGAAATGGCCAGACGGCACCATTGCACGGCCAAAGACCTGGTTCTGGCAGGACATCTACAGCCGCAAGATCCTCGCCCACCGCACAGACCAGACGGAGCACACCGACATGCTGCGCCTGAGTTTCGGTGACGTCGTCGATCGCTACGGCATCCCCGATCACGCCACTATCGACAACACTCGCGCCGCGGCCAACAAATGGATGACCGGCGGCGTACCGAATCGCTACCGGTTCAAGGTCAAGGACGACGACCCGCTCGGCATCATGCCCATGCTCGGCGTAACGGTGCACTGGACGTCAGTTATTGCCGGGAAAGGACATGGCCAGGCAAAGCCGATCGAACGCGCCTTCGGCGTCGGCGGTATCGGCGAGGTGGTGGACAAACATCCCGCCTTCGCCGGCGCTTATACCGGCAACAACCCGATGGCCAAGCCTGAAAACTACGGCAAGACAGCCATACCGCTCGAAAAATTCCTGAAAATCCTCGCAGAAGAGATCGCCGCCTGGAATGCCCGCAAAGGCCGCCGTACCGAGATCTGCAGCGGCACCGACAGCTACGACGACGTGTTTGCCCGCAGCTACGAAAATTCCACCATCCGCAAGGCAACCGTTGAGCAACGCCGCCTCTGGCTGATGGCCGCAGAGGCCATCCGCGTCGCCAAGGACGGCAGCGTAACCCTCGATGCAGGCCGCGCCCACGGACTCGGCAAGAATCGCTACCACGCCGATGCCCTCTACGATTTCGCCGGCCACAAGATCGTAGTGCGTTTCGACCCGCAGTCCCTGCACGACACCGTCCATGCCTACACCCTCGACGGCCGCTACATCGGCGAGTGCCAGTGCATCACCGCCACCGGCTTCGGCGACACCGAGGCCGCCCGCGAGCACAGCCGCGCCCGCCGCGAGATGGTCAAGGCCACCAAGATCGCCGCCAAGGCCGAGCAAAAGATGGACGCCATCGAGGCCGCCGGGCAACTGCCGGAACCTGCCGCCGCAGAAATACCGGAAGCCAAGGTCGTGCGTACATTCGCACCCGCTTTGCATCGCCCCAAAACGCCGCAAAAACGCCCTTTAACCGCCGACGAACAAGCCACGCTGGACCGCCTGAAGGCCGAAGAAGCGGCGCCAGCCACCGTGCACGAGCTGCCGCACGATCCCGTACAGCGCGACCGCTACTGGCTGCGCCTGCGTGACCGCGTGGACGCCGGCGAAACGCTGGACGAGCGCGACGCGCGATTCTATGAGGGTTACCAGAAGACCGCCTATTTCCGCGGATTCCGCAGCGTGGAAGAGGATTTCGCCAGCCGGGAGGCCGGCAAATAAAAACCCGCCGTTGCCGCGGCGGGCCGACTTGAAAACAAGCCTTGGGAGAAACAGATGATGCAGAAACAGAGCCCACCCGTCAACACCGTCGCCATGCTGGCCAACGTCGGCATGTGCGTCAGCGCCCTGGAGCGCGCCATGAGCCGGTCCGAGCACCTGCCCGGCATGGTCACGCTCTACGGCCCATCCGGCTACGGCAAATCCACCGCCGCCGTGTACGCCGCCAACAAGCACCAGTGCTACCACGTGCAGTGCATGAGCGCCTGGACGAAGAAAAGCTTCCTAGAAAACGTCCTGCGCGAAATGGGCGTCAGCCCAGGCCGCACCGTCGCCGACATGACCCTGCAGGCCGGCGAGCAGCTCGCGCTCTCGCGCAAGCCGCTGATCATCGACGAGATGCAGTACATAGCCGACAAAAAGGCCGTCGAGATCGTGCAGGACGTCTACGAGGCCAGCGGCGGCGCACCGATGCTGCTGATCGGCGAAGAGATCCTGCCCGACCGCCTGCGCCAGTGGGAGCGCTTCCACGGCCGGATGCTCGACTGGATCCCCGCCCAGCCCGCCGACCTCAACGACGCCCGCTGTCTGCGCGACCTCTACTGCCATCAGATCCGCATCGAGGACGACCTGCTGGAGCGCGTCACCGAGATCGCCCGCGGCAGCGTGCGGCGCATCTGCGTCAACCTCGACCGCATCGAACAGGCGACCCTCGCCGAGGGCGCAGACAGCATCGACCTCGCCGCCTGGGGCAGCCGCCCGCTGTGGACCGGCGAAGCACCGCGGAGGAGAGTCTGATGGCCGCAACAAAAACCAAACGCCAGCCCGTGAGCATCAAACAACGCCACGGCCACGTCACCCACCGCGATGCCATCTGGGCCGCCATCCGCGCGCTGCGCGAGTTCAGCGTCTCGGAGATCGAGGACAAGACCCGCGTCAGCCACAGCACTATCAAGACCTACATCATCGGGCTCACCAAGGCCGGCTACCTGGAGCGCACGGAACACCACCGACGCGCCAGGGTCGGCAACAGGTTCGTCGCCAACCGCTGGAAGCTGGTCAACGACGTCGGTGTGGACTCTCCACGTATAACGCGCGAAGGCAAGCACATCACCCAGGGACTGGCCCGCGAAAACATGTGGCGCGCGATGAAAATCATGCGCGATTTCTCGACCCGTGATCTGGTCAGTCAGGCCAGCACAGACAGCGTGAAAATCAAACCGTCAGACGCCAAGGACTACGTCAAATACCTGCACAAGGCCGGTTACCTGATCGTCACCGTGCCCGCAAAGCCCGGCAACAAACCCGGCACCGGCACGCAAGCGCGCTACCGGATGCTCGCGTCACGTTATACCGGCCCACGTCCGCCCATGATCCAGCGCACAAAACAGGTCTTCGACCCCAACACAGGCAAGGTCGTCTGGCCCCTGCAGGAGGGCGACGCATGACATACATCGACAAGGTCCGCGCCGTCTGTGGTGACGATTGCCCGGACTGGCTGATCGCCCTCGCAGACGCCTGCGACCACGAGAGCCAGAAGGCCGTCGCAGAACGCATCGGATACTCGGCCGCCGTCGTAAACACCGTGCTGAAAGGCACATACGGCGCCGGGCTGGCCGCCATCGAGCAGGCCGTACGCGGCGCACTGCTGAACGAGACCGTTGACTGTCCGGTATACGGCAGCCTGGAAGGCCACCGCTGCCTTGAATATCAGCGGCGCAAGTTCGCCGCCACCAACCCAACCCGCGTGCGTCTCTACCGCGCCTGCCGCACCTGCGAAAACAACAAGATCGGGAGATAGACATGGAACAACAAGAAAAAGCTATTCGGGACACGCAGAACCACTTGATCCTCTATTACCTGACCCGCGCAAAAACCGTCGCGCAGCGCCTCGCTGACCAGGGTCACACAATAGAGCGAATCGAAATGAACGGCGGCCGACCTGTGATCTGGATACAGAACACTGAGCGTTGCCACGAACTCGACGGCGCCTGGTACAGGCGCGAGATTGGGACACACGGACAGCATTACACGCACCAGGCCATCATTGATGGATGTCGAGTGCAGTGGGTCAGCGATTATTTGGCAACCGCATAGGAGGACACATGGAAATCATCATCGCACTGGTCGCATTTTCCGCAGGCGCCGTGGCGGCCACCACGGCCATCTGGATCTGGATGTACAACGCCATGCTGCCACCGAGGAAACGAAAATGATCGGCATGACTGACATCGATGAGGACAGCGTATTGGCCGCCCTGCGCGAGCACATAGGCCACAGACGAGGCATCACTGCCGACACGCTAGTGTTTCGCATCACCGGCGACCAGTACCCAAACGCCGCCGCCGAGCGAAAGCTACGGCGCATCGTAACCGCACTGCGGCTGCGTGGGTACCACGTCTGCGCGCATCCCAGCACTGGATACTACATGGCCGAGAACGAGGCCGAACTGAACGCCACCTGCGAATACCTGTATGACCGGGCAATGGCGTCGCTCACGCAGATATCGCGCATGAAGCGGACGTCTGTCCCAGACCTACGTGGCCAACTACGGCTAAAGGAGAAATCATGACAACCATCGACGATATCCAGCGCCTCGCGCGCGACTACGCGCAGCGCAGAAATACCTTGGCCGAGCGCGCCCAGCAACTCAACGAAGAGGTCGAGCGAATCAAGCGTCAGCACCTCGCACGCGTCCGGTCCGCTGCCCGCAGCGCCGCCGACGCGAAAAAACGCCTGGAGGCCAACGTCGCCGCAAATCCACACCTGTTCGAGCGTCCTCGCACACTGGTCATGAGCGGCATTCGCGTCGGTTTCGTCAAGGGCAAGGGGCAACTGATCATCGAAGACCCGGCACGTGTCGTCGAGCTGATCCGCAAGCGCCTGCCTGAGCAGGCCGCGGCGCTGATTGCGGTACGCGAGACACCCGTCAAAAAGGCCCTTGCGAATCTCAGCGTGACGGAGCTCAAGCGCATAGGCGTCACCCTCCAAGAGGCCGGTGACCAGGTCGTCGTGAAGCCCACTGACGGCGAGATCGACAAACTGGTCGCCGCGCTGCTCAAGGACGCCGACCGCCTGGCGGAAGACGCGGCATGAGGATCGACCTGTATCAGGACGAGCCACCAGCCGGCACCAGCGGAAAGGGCTGGTGGTATCGAGTGACGGACATCGATGGCACCGTGCTCCTGCACGGCTGGCGCAAAGGCTCGAAAAGCGCTGTCCGCAGTCACGTCACCACGCTCAAGCGCCGCATCTACCAACTGCGGAGTGGTGCGCAGAAATTCAACTGCACGCCTGTCATACCGCGCGGCGAATAACGCCCCCACCGGCGCAAGCCGGCCGTCAGCCCACCGTGCGGAACAACGGAGGCAGCAGGGGTCCAGGACCCGACTCTTCCACCTGGATGACCCTGCCGTCTGGTCCACGAGACGGACCACCAATTATCATGAGGACATGGACATGAACGCAAAAATTTTGGTGCTCATCATCCTGCTGCTGCCGGCCTGGCCGGCAAGCGCAGACCTATGCGATGGAATCGCCCTGCAGGTCAACGGCGCGTCAAAACATTTGGCGGACGGACGCCAGGCAAAAAAAGAGGACTTTCGCGGCAGCAATCCAGGCCTCGGCATCGTCTGCCAGGGCATCGGCGATCGTTGGCGATCTGATTGGGTTGCAGGCGCCTACCGAAACAGCGTCTATCGTGATAGCGTCTACCTGGCAAACAGCCGCTACTTGCGGTTTGCCTCATCC